AACCCCAAGCGTTTCGATATTCGTCTGTGTCGGTGTTGCGACCAAACTTGCTGGATGCATTCTCAGCACCGGGCAAATGTCGAACTTGTTTCGCAGCTTCAGGAGCGTCAGCCTTGAAACTTGCGCCAACATTCATCAGTTCATCGCTGCGTTGTCGTTGCGCTGTGAGTGATGCGTATTGCATCTTCAATGCGCTGTACTTCGCCTCGAGAGCGTCTGACATGCCTTCGCCGCTGTCATTTGCGTCGTCGCACATCTTCTTCATTTCGGCGTACACAGCGCCCATCTTTTCTACAAGTGCCTTGTATCCACTATCGTTTGCCATAATAAAAATTCCTTATTGTTGTGCCGAGCGAGAGTCGATTACCCCAACGCTGGGGCAACAGACACGCACGCTCGACGGTGAATGTCTGTGAAAAAGTTTTAAGAGCGATTCACATTGAGAACGCTCGAAGAATGTAAAATGCTTCCGTCTACGCGAACTGTCGCAACGAACAATGCTTGATCGTTGTCGGCAAGGGACTCGTCGAATCGAGCAACTGAAAATCCGTTTAGATTCGTAGCCAATAGATATTTGCTTGGATCAAAGAAGTGGCAGATCGTGTCGCCAGTCGTAGGAGTTCCTGTGGAGAGTCGGTGATAAACAACTGGCAAGCCTTCGTAAGTCGTTCCTTCTTTCATTGATCCCGACATGGTCGGGAACAAGATCGGGAACGCCGATGGATCCCATGATGCCATAGTGCGGGAATTGATAACGGCCACACAGTTGCGCCAACTTTCATAAGGCAATGGAGAAAAGGTGCTTGCGCTTGAAAGCCACGCGGCACTGATCACATCTTTGATGGTGTTGGTTGTTGCAACAGTAGTCGACGCAGTGCGCGAATAAAGTTTCGCACTGTTGAATGAGCCTTGGCATTCTGTGCTTCCAGCGCCCATCAAAATTTGGCGATTGACTTCATCCATCAAACCCGTGATCAGTTCTTGTCGCAAGTATGTTTCAATGTCTGCGGCGGCCTTGGTGTCGTTCAAAAGTTCGTTAGAAACTTTGAGCCAAGAGGTGATCTTGTTCAGGCTGAATGTGTATTGAGTTGTTCCACTTGTGCCTTGATATGGTTTAAGAAATGCAGGATCTGCTTCGGTTGCGCCGAGACTGGCTTCAGCGACTCCAGTGTTGATTGCTGGCGGAGTCGTCATAATTGGCTGAACAAATGCGGTCGTAGTCTCAACACGACGGACGCGACTTAAAATTGCGTCCTGTGCCATTGCATTGTCAATAAATTTTGCCCAACTTGTCGGAGGCAAAACAGTTCCACCACTTGCAATGCTGAGCGCGCGAATTTCGTTTTGATCCAACTTGCGATGACCAAGTCGAAGATAGTTTTGATAAATTTCGGAATATTGATCGCTGCTGCGATCGATCTTTTGATTGTCGTTCATTCAAACTCCTTGCGTGTAAAAGAAAACACGCAGCAAAATGCGGAAGGTCTAAGTACGCATCGGGCCAGCGTGCTCTCGGGGAGTTCGCGGAAGTCCGCTCTCGTGATCGATCGCCGTCAGGCAGCGTCGGTCGAGGCTCTATTCAGTTATGACCCCATTATCTCAAACGGATTTTCGCTCGCAAGGGGTCTAGATCAAAATTGTGGAGGCAGATAGATCTTTCGAGCCTTCTTTTTCGGTTGCTCGGCTCGGGCTTCGACACTGGTTGCGGGGTTAGCGGGAAATGTCACGACCGACACCTCAAGCAACTTGGCGAGTTGCACCACTCGCGTGCCTTTGGTTTCGCCCTTGGCAGGTGGCTCGTAGGTTTCCTTCAGGCAGATAAACCCAAATGAGCACTGCGTCACAATGCCTGCACGCACCAGCGCGTGCGCTTCCTCGCTTGTGTCGGTGTCGGGAAGGTCGCACTCGAAGCACAGACCCGAGCGATCGGAGTAGACCTTCAGGTTGCCTGCGCTCACGCGACCCATCGGCTTTGCAGTGTCGTGGTTCCAAAGCAAGGCGATCTTGTCGCCGTCGGCTTTGATCGATGCGTCAAAGCATGTCGGCTCTAGTCGCTCGTAGCAGTTGCCCATGTCGTATCGCTCCCAATTCGCGGCGATGCCGTTGAGTCGCAGCGGCTCACCGGGCTGCGGTTCGGTTTGCTCGATGCGTACTGCGCCAGCCTTGCGTGTTTCGATGTTGCTCATAGTTGCTCCTTGTTTGTTTGAATGAGTTCTTGAATCAGGCGCGTGGCGAGTGCCGCCGCCGTCTCTGTGTGTCCTGTGTTGTGCCAGTCTGCGTTGCGTGCCTCGGTCTTGATCGACTCGGCGAATGCGTTGGCGATGGCAATGCCGTCGCTTGCGCGGTCGCTGTGACCTTGCAGAACGAGTAGCCCGCGCATTATGGGGGCGATCTCAGACGCTATGCGTGAGACATCGGGTATCCAAGCCTGCAATCGTTCAGCAGATCGACAGCCTCGGCGGTACTTTGCTTCCGACTCACAGCATCGCGTCATCGCCGCTAGCGCAGTTGGATAGAAAAGATCAACTGCATACTCAAGTGTTTCTTCAGAACTTCTAGGTCTACGCTTTGGAACTTTTATAGTGTTCAAATCTTTGTATGTTGAATTGTCATACATAATTTGCGTCCAATCGTGACTTGGAATTTCTGCGCTTTTGCCTTTTGAATCTGTTACTTTTACAAAAGTTTTGCCCGCCATTTGATTCGCAAGCGATGTAGGAATTTTTTCAACTTTGTAACCCATTTGATCTGCATTGAAATCTGCATCTCCAATGTTTAACGACTTCGGATTCTTTGGCAAAAATCCATCGTGCGGCTTTGGTGGCTCAAGACCCGGTGCTGGAGGCTTGCCTCCATTTGGCCCTGCGGGGAATCCTTTGGGACTTAATGCTTTTGAGGACTTGTCTCCCTTTGCGGCAGGCTTGTCGCCCTTTGGTTTATCTGATCCACCTTCGCCACCTTCGCCGCCACCTTTTGCGCAGTCGTTACCCGCTTGAAATCCACCCGCGCCTGTTCCGCATTCGCGGGTCGACTTCAACTCGGTCGGGTCGATGTCGACAGACGCTGGCACAACATCCGACTGCGGCGACTCAATCTGTGTTTCGGTTTCAGTGGGGACATTCGGCGAAACAGGTGCAGCCGCAGTCGGAGTGCTTGTGTTCAGAGGCAAGCGAATCGACTCGCCGCCTTCGACGGCAGGCAATCCTTCACGCGCTCTGATTTCGTTTGGTGTCAAGATGCCGTTGGTGACAGCGACCGCATACGCGCTGAAGCGGGTTGACATGTCGCCTCGCAACAGATCATCGAATGAGATGCGGGTCGTGACATCGTCGCCACGCTTGATCAACTTGCGATTAACTTCCTGCTCCAGTCGAGCAGCCCAACCCGCCAGCGTGCTCTGCACAAACACAGCATTGGCTTGCTCGGCTGACGAGTAGGACACGCCGTCGTTGTCGCCGACGCGATGCGAAGGCACATTGAACGCGGCGGCGATTTGTTGACGGCAGAACTTCTTCATGCTGTCGAGGTCGCTGTCTTTGGCGTTGGTGCTAATCGCGTCGTACTTAAGACCTTCCTCAAGAATCGCAACCTTACCCGCGCCTTGTGCGCCTGAGTGCACGCGGGCAAATGCCTCGCGCAATCTGTTCGCACCTTCCGCGCTGAGTCTGCCCGGCATCGAGAGCACGCCAGCGGGTCGACAGTTGTTGGCGAAGAATCGAGATGTGAACTCCTGCAACTCCAATTCCATGCCGATGAGATCACGCATGCGATGGATCGGTGCTTCGCCAAGTATGCCGTCTGCGCCCGGGCCGACTACATGCAATATGTCGTAAGGGCGGAAAGTGCGATTTATGATGTCTGCTGATGCGTTCTCTCCCGTGACCTTGCCGCTCCAGTATTTATAAAATGGTTGATTCTGCGGGTCTCGCATTAAATAACAGAGATCCGGCCGGAGCCGTTCTAATCCAATTGGCAAACCTGACGCAGAGCGTGAAATGTAGGCAAACGAATTGCCATAAAGCAAGCAATCGGAAATCTGCGCCTCACGAAACACAAACGATGTCATGTCCTCGTTGGCTTCGCCGTTGAGCAGCTGGTAC